GGGAAATTAAAAGAATAACAAGAATTAAAGCACTAACACAAATTCAAAATGAGTATAATCGCAACTTATAAATCAGATATAAACAACCGAGTTTACATTGAAGACAAGAAAGCAACCATCACATTCAATAACGTAGGTTTAATTCTCACACCTAGACTTAGTTCTGCTCTTGACTTACCTAAATCTATCATTGGAGATGCAATAAATAGAGGAGATCTGTTTACAAGAAAGGAATATGACATTGGTCATCAATTAAACTTATCTGATATCGACATTGATGTTGAGACAGCTGAAAATGGTAAGGTAAAGTTCTTTTTCAATACATCATCTATTGAAGGATACTCTGCTTCCAACTTAACATCGGCTTTTGGGGATCAATTTCACTTAACTTATATGTTGGAAGATGCAACTAAGGTACCTCATGATATGGTATGTATGGCTCTGTCATCAAAGCAGGAAAGTGAAATTGATATATATAATTTAGGTTTTCCTAGACATTGTACTCCAGATATCATGTTCAAACATGAATCAACTATTAGAGCTTGTGAAGTTAAAACTTACAGACTAAATTCTGGTATCATGAAAAGTGCTGATCAGGCGTTAGCCCAATATCCAGAGATTAATGACTTGATCTACATATCATGCTCCTCAAATAAAATTGTTACAAACTTGACTCTGACTGAAAATGAAGTTGAACATATATGTATTGCTTATAGATTAGGAACATCTGCTATAACAATTGCATCTCATAAGGGAATCAAATCAAGTCGACAAGTTGATTTAGATCTTCGTCTCAAAACAATTAAGAGATCATTAATGGAAATTAAGTGTCACAAAGAAGATGATGATTTACACATTTCTCAGAGTGATTTTATTATTGACGACATTTTGAAGAGTGAAATAAGAGAGAGTAGAGAGGAAATCTTAAGTTTGGCAAAAAATAGCATTTTGTCTAAGACTCTTACTACAAATTCTGCATTGCATAAAAATGAAATTAGGAGAGCAAAAGATTGGTTCTTAAAGAAAATTGAAAATGAAACAACCAATTCTCATTTGTACAAACCAACATCAAAAATTCCATCCATAATCAAGTTTCCCTTTTTCTCTATGACTGGACACACTGATGGGTCAATGTCAGATTTAACAATTGAAGACCACAAAACACCTTATCATTCTCTTTGGAACGCAGTTTTTATGGTAACAAAATGTTCTTTCACAAAGTATCAGGCAGAAGAATTCTTACCTCAAGAAAAATTTGAAGACAAGACAAAAGAAACTTTTCAAAAAATCAATAAGATGAGATCTTCAAAGTATAAAATATTGCCTCATATCACTGAAGCAGATAGAGTCATGTTATCAACTATGGGCATTGAAGGCAAGAAATATAAGAATACTGAGCAAAAGATAGAATCTGATAAAGAGTCTAAGAAATTTGTTCCTTTTGTTACGGAAACAATTCAAGTTGATAATTTCCTTGAGTCATATAAGACATACTATGAAGAGAATGCTTGTCCTTCTCTTTTATCCAAACACTTTTTAAATCTTCACAATCAAGCCAGATCATTGAGTCAAGACTTAAAGGTAGATTCTAGTCTTGAAGAGGTTAAAGCTTTTTCAACAACGCCAATTGGTTCTTTCTCTATGATAATGTCTATGATTTTCCAAGAAATTAACTTGAGTCTGACTAGCAATGCAAAAGGCAAAGAGTTCATTTTAAAGAAAATGAATAATTTACCTATTTTGTTGTTGATCAAACCCACAAATGGAAATTCTAGCATCTTTACATCTATTTTACTTGATAACAGGAGTTATGCTTTCACTACCTACAAAACAAATAAAGTTTTTAAGGATTTCATTGAGATTTCTGATAATGTTTATTGTTCTGAGTTCTTTTCTGTCAATAGGTCAAAACTATCAAATTTGTTAAGTTGTTTTGAAATGTCAACTATGATTCACACTGCATGGAAAGATATCTATAGAGAACCAACAGCAGACACTTATAAGACATCTTTGCTTAACACATTGGTTTACCTAGAGGATAAAAATGGCACATCTAAAGCATTGCAACAATGTAGATATGCGTACATGGAATTATTATCCTCTCCTGAGTGTTCTTTTGGTCCTTTAAAGATATTATCAAAGTTACCAGACAATTTTAGGTCTCCTTTGGAAATATGGGTTATTAAGAAATATTTGGAGAATTTTCCCAAAATGGCTGGAAACATTCAAGGAGATTTTAGTGAGTTTCATGAAGACAATCCGGATGCATTACAAATGGCACAAGAAAACTTTGATGGTTTGATCAATGTTTTTACAGGAGGGAAAATTAAAAATTACACTATAGCCTTGAATTTAT